AAATCTGTCATTGTTTTAAATCTTCTGAGTAAAGTAATTCATCACCAAGTTTTTTATCTAATGTTTTTATAGTTCTATATATTTCTATGCTTTTTCTTTTTACTTCTTCTTTCTCTGCTTTAGAAGAATCTGTACCAAGATGTGCATACAAACTACAATCTATTTCTAAAAGTGTATCTATCTTTTTTTTATTACTCCAAGTTTTATAATTCATAAACTCTTGTATGTTTTCATATTTATATCTCATTGTTTTTGTTTTAAAATAATTCCATTTGGTTTATATTTTGTTTTCTTGTTATTCCTACTGCAGTTTCTAATATTGTTTTACCAGCTTCATAGTCTACTAAGTTTCTTGCTATTTTTGTTTTGTTTTGTGTCCCTTTATATTTTCTAAAATCATAATCGTGAAATATACACAGTTCAGAAAACTCATTTTTAGTAGCGCAAAGATGAAACTTTCTCTCATTAACGCTGTTAGGAAGATTGAAGTTTGTCCAGTATAAATGTCTACCTCTTTTCTTTGCTTGTATTAGTGGCTCATAGTATGGTATTACATTTTCAACTACATATTTGGCTTTACAATGATGTTCTAAAAATATTATTTCCTCATATAGTTTCATATCTGGATAAATTGGTTTTTTACCATTAGCACCAAAACCCCAATATCTTGCCCTAGAATGAGTAGGACAAGGTGGTGAACTCCAAATAAAATCAAACTCTTTGTAATGGTCTAATAAATATTGGTGTGCATCTGCAACTATTACTTTATCATTAGTAAACCTCTCTTGATATAATCTTGCAGCTTCAGGGTCTAGTTCAACCGCAGTTACCTCAATATCACTTTTAACCTCATTCCATTTATATCTATTGCCACCTAAACAAGCATATAAATTTAATATCTTCATTGTTTTTGTTTTAGTACATTATTACCACCAATAGTAAATCCTAAACCACTATTGTAATCAAATCTTAGTGGCTCGCCTAACATTGTAGGTTTACCACCAGTTTCTTTATCTTTTATTTTATATACGTGTACTTCTGTTATCATCCAAAGTTTATCGTGTGATATTAAGCGGTGTAAACAAATAAAATTATCTACTCTATTTGGAAAGACTTGTCCACCTTCACAATCTGCTTTTCTTGGTGGTTGTATATGTCCATTTAATTGATGGTCTGGTGGATAAACTCTACGTGCTGCTTCTGTTTGTGGATGCATAGCAATAAACATTGTTTTACCTGTTTTGTTGCAAAACTCTCTAACATCATTACAAACTTGATAATTACGTTCAAACTGTGATATTCTTCTATCGTGGTTTATACCTGTGTATGGGTCAATAAAACATCCATCACATTCTTCTGCTTCAAATATCTTTAATAGTTCTTTATGGTTGTAAAGTTTTCTATTGTCAATAAATTTAAAATACTTACTTATCTCATCGTGATAAAATAAATATTCGTTTAAATCTTTAATTGTTTCACCTGTCCACATTTGTATTATATCACGCTTCAATTGTCCAGCATTGTTTTCTCCACTCCAGATGCACCACTTCTTACCGTGTAATTTACTAAGTGCAGTTAAGTACCATAATATAAAATTAGTTTTACCAACATTATCTAAACCAAGAAACATATTTAGATTAGCGTTTTTAAATAAAAAATAATCATCCAGAAGGCAACCAATACCAATACCTTTTTTAATTCTACCTTCTTTAAATGCTTTTAAATATGGTACTGTGGCTTTATCTTCTAATATCATTGGTCAAGAAGTTTTTGCACTTCATCGTTTACTTTAAGTAAATTATCATTTGCATATTTATCTTTTCTTATCTTATCTTTTCTTAATGCTTTAGCCCTGCTTAAGCCACCCTTCTTTCCGTTGCTAACATTTCGCTTGTGCTCAACTAAGCGTTGCTGATATTGTTCATCTAACCATTTAATACTAATAGTTTCTTCTTCTATCTTAAATAACTCAGCATCTACTAAAGCACTCCATTGTTTAGGTATTAATGTTTTAATTTGTTTTCTTGTAACATTACATTCTTTGCTCCAGTAGTAGCAGCAAACTTTCATAAATGCACCTTGAACATCTAAATCCATAAATGATATACTGCCTGTAATCCATTGGTTAGGATAAAATTTAAAGTATGGTAATTCTTTCATAATTTGATTAATTGTTTGATTGGTAATAATATTCCGTTTGATGTGTTTTCATCTCCACCTTTTATATCTCTATTTGTTTTTAAATACACCCTACATATATTTCTTAATTTAATTGTGTCAACAAATATTATATTTTCATTTGATAAAACAAAACAAAACCATTCTGCGTGAGTTGTTGATATTCCACTTAACTTACCTCTGCTTTTATATTCTATAAAAACATTACCAGTATCTTTAGCTTGAAAATCAGTTTTAACCTCTATTTTTTTATTAGAAAGAATATTAGCAACTAAATTTTCACCTTTTAAACCAAGCTGTAAATCGTATTTAAAATCACTGTTATGTTCCATAATATGCTTTGTGTTTTGCTTCATACTTATAATAAGCAATTAGCTCATCTTCGTTTAGTGATTCTTCTGTATATAGTTTGTCAAAAGCGAAGGATACGTTTTTTATATCCTTCACTTCTTCTTTTGGTTGTATATAATCAATATACTTAAAACCTTTCTTTTGGATTTTAAATGCCTGTACCAATGAAATATAAGTGATATTATACTTCTTTGCTATCTCTGGCATTGTTAGTCCGTTCATTAACATATTTTGTACATCTAACGAACTCAAACCCAATGCGGTTAAGATTTTTGATTGTTTCATAATACTTAAAAGGGTAAGTCGTTTGAAGTATTACTTGCTTCAGCTTTAGGTGCTTCTGCATCTGGCTTCCAAGTATCTACACTAATACTTACATCTTTACCATATTGGTCAGCTTCATCTTTTATATTAATATTTAATTTAATGAATTTGTTACCATTATATTCTTGTATGTAATCAGCTAATTTACTTGGATTAATAGTTACTTTAAGCCATTTAGGATTCATAACTTTACCACTTCCACAATATATTGTTTCTTCTTTTTTACTCATTGTTATTTGTTTTTATTTGTTTTTGTTTAATTTATATAATTGCCATTCGCATATTTCTTCGAGGTCTGCACCGTTTTCATCTTGTAAAATATCTGCATACATTCCATTAACATACCATTCATTTACTATATTCCAAACATCAATTTTGCTTAGATTTTTTTCTTTTATAATACTCATTTGTTTTTGTTGTTTATAATCTGACATCCAATGCCATTCTTTTTTTATCATTAAAATTTATAGGTTATTCCTACAGCTACAAAAAACCCTCCTGTAGCTATAGCAAATGTATTAGGATTTAAATCTAACTTTTGTTTGTGCCACAACATATTAGTTGTTCCAGCAGTCATTAAAGATAAACCACCTATTATTGCAAACTTCTTCATAATATTTCTTCTGTTTCTGTTTTTACTTCTACAATATCACTTGAGTAACCCTGAGGCTCTCCGTTCCACTCTTTAAATTTATCTGTATAATAATCATAATCCATCCAACCTTTAAATAATAAACTATCATCTAATTTATATATCTGTACATTAAATGGTGTTGTAGTTTCTATTGCTACAATATAAGCATCTGTATCTTTATCGTATTGGTCTTGATACATTGCTAACTGCATTTTATAATCATTATAGTATAAATCACGTTCAAAGCGTTTACCAGCATCATTAGTAGTTTTTATATCTACTACACACTTTCTACCATTAAACGTTGTTAGAAGGTCTGCAAAGCCTTTAAAATTAACATCTTTATGTTGCCACTCTAACTTAATTTCAGTATCTACTTTATTTTGCATCATTTCAGTAAGTACTGGATGCAACATAGCATTGTTAATTATTTTGTTTGCATCATCTAATTCTTGTTGCTTAATTAGTGTTTTACCTTCGTTCTGTTCTTTAAACTTAATCCATTGTTTACCAGCTCGCCTTGCACCTTCAAAAATTGCAAACTCTTTTGTAAATGTATCTGGTTCTAATAACATCTTGTGTATTATAGTACCAAACTGCATTGCATCCGTAGTTTTTAATTCTTTGTTCCAGTAAGCTAATAAATGGTTAGGAGATTTCTTAAACTGGCATAAAGCCGAGTAACTCAAGTGATTCTTTTTCATAATATAGTTTTTGATTTATTTATTGTAGTAATCGATTGCCATAGCTAATACGATTCCAGCAAACACGCTTGTCATTATAAGCGTAGCTAGTTCTACTGCATTTGTTTCTATCATTGTTTCTTAAAGTTATCAGCCTCAGAATCTGAATAAATACCATATTCATAAGCGTTAATTAATTTTAGTACTAATCTATCTTTTAAGCGTTTCTCAGCCATTGCAAAAGCATAAGGAGCTTTACAGTTCTTAGGTGATGCTTCACCAGTTGACCAGATAACTTTATTACCACGTTTAGCATCTCCAACAATAGCTACATCTTGGTTGCTATCTCTGTATATTGTAGGTGCGCCAAATTGTATGTTTTCTTTAGCTGCTATCTTTTCGCAAGCATCGTGAGTTATTATCCACATACTTCTTGTACCTCTTTTTAATTCCCAAAAGTCATCTTTTGATAAATCATATTTTTGTGCGATTTCTTTAATTTTCATAGTTTCTAATTATTGTAAATATAGTTTTTAATTGTTTCATTCTTTGTTCATTGTATTGTACTGCAATTGTTTTTAATTGCTTTTCAATATTTTCTAATTGTATAATAAAAGTATCAAATCTGTGCTGATGCATTTCTAAATCATTATATGATAAATGTATTCTACAGATAATACGTTTGTTCCAGTTAGCTCTTATTACTAAGTTGCGTAATCTATCTTGCAAGTATCTGTTAGTTTCATATGCCCACCAATGGTTAATATTATCATTGTGGTGCTGTTCGTTATGTGGATGTGGATAATGTATCATAATTCGTTGTATTGTTCCATTAATTTTAATAATACTTCAGAATAAGATTTATGTCCGTTCTCTTTGCATTTGCCTTGAAACTTTACCAGCGTTTCTATTTTCTCTGCTGGTACGTAAAAGGTTCTTGTTGTGTATGATATTTCTCTACTCATAATTGTTTGTTTTATTTGTTTGTATAAGAAAGGGTGCTTTTACACACCCTTGTTTTTTATTTTCTTTGTGTTATTTTTATAAATTTATCACCATCGTATATAGGTTTTAAATATATAGATAAATTTGCTTGTGTATAATTGGTTGCAGTTATACCACTTATATATGTAGGCATACTCTCAAGTTCAGCACTAACAGGTGTATTATAACTATCATTAATACATAAATTTAATAAAGCATCTTCTCCGTATTTTTTCTCTGCTTTTTCTATCCAGTTTTTTAGGTCTTTAATTGTTTTCAAAATATATGTTTTTAAGTTTATGATGTAAATATATATATAATTATAATACAAATTACAAAACACACTAAAAACTTTATTAACAATTAAATGTTAATTCTAAAATAAATGTGTAATTCTGGCTACTTGGCCATTGTTTTTAGAGAAGATAAAACCCTCTATTGCTTGGTTGTTAGAAGAGGTATAACCCATTTTATGATGCCAACTATCTGCTGGTGAAGGACTTCTTAAACTTTCTAAACTGCAACCAATTAAATCTTTACTTACCTTGTGGTGAACGTGGTGTGCAAACATATATCTGTATTTTGTTTCACTCCATTCTTTACATTCATCTGCCATTAGTAAAGGTAGTAAATCCCACTTTGCTCCATCTCCGTGTGTACTACCAATTAAGTTATTATAATAAGTATAATACTTTCTATGTTGTAAACTAATATCAAAAGTGATGTTCTTGCTATTTCTAAAGTATGTTGCTATTGTATCTGCCAAGCAAAAGCCTGTCAAGTAATCGTGGTTACTACTATTATAAACAACGTGTAAATCAGGATAAAAACTAACTAATGTTTCAATAATATTTATATACAAACGTTTTCCAATATGAAAATGCTCGAAGAACATTCCATCCGTATCTTGAACAGTCCCTTTTGTGGTTTTTCCGCCACTTGGCGAATCTATATGGAGAACATCATTACCAATAACAAGAACTAATTTATCTATATTAAAACCATTACTTTTTTGTAATATACCATCAATAGCTTCTAATGTTCTTTGTACTGCTATCTGCTTATTATATTCTTCACCACTTACAAAAGATTTACATAATTTACCAATATGAATATCTGCTGGTGATATTAATAAGCAATGACCATCGTTTACTTTAGGTTTAAGGAGCTTTTGAAAGTTTGGAGAGTATTCTTTAAGGTCGTTTAATAATTGTTGCTTAAACTCCTTTAAATCGTTTTTCTTAAAATTCGGATTCTTAAAATATAAACTTGCTTTCTTATTCTTTATCCAACCACTATGAATATCATTAGGATTTAAACCTTCTGCTTGTGCTTCTTGTTTTAACCTTCTATAATCAATTATAATTTGCTCTTCTTCAGTGTTTAATCTATAGCGAGGATTACCGTTATTTTTCCACCTTTTTTTGTGTGATTTCATTTAACAATTTCGTTAAATATAATAAAAATAAATTATTTACTTTTTTTTGGCTATACTTCCAAAGTAATATCCAACAATTGAAAGAACAATTCCTTCAACAATTCCTGTTGTGTGAATCATTAGTTCTTTGTTGTGTTCTGGTACTTGTATAAACACTATTGCAACCAACAACAATACAAAACCACCTAAACCAACAACACCAGTAAAGTTCATCATCCAATCTTCACTACCAGCTTTAACCATTTCAACTTCACGTTGTCTTGCTGAGTTTCTATCTTCTACTTCTAACTTATACAATTCAACTAATTGTTGATGTATTTGCTCTTTATCTTCAGGTGTTAAATTAGAATCTTTATCAATTAAATTTTTAACTACACCTAATAAACCAGCATCAGGTAATAAAGAACCAGCAACATCTAAAACATCAGGTGCTTTTTCTGCTAAGAACTTTCCTATTTTAGTATCTTTTAATTGTTTCATCCAGAACAGCTTTCGCAAGTTTCATCATCAATATTACAAGTACGTTCAGGTACTGGCAAGTTTTCCATTCTTTTAATTAAGTCTTCTAAGTTAGTTTGATTTTTTTCCATTTAATTTATCCTTTGCTTTTTTTGATTTTGGTTTGAAAGATTTTGGTTGTAGCTCTAAATATTCTACTTCTGCTGAAAAACAAGGACACATTTTCATAAATTCGTGTTCTTCTACTCCATCACCATCTCTGTCAGGTGAATAATCTCGATGTCCGTGTATGCTTGCTTGTGGATAAATGTTTTTTAATACTTTTAGTATTTTAATTAATGATGTTTTTTGCGCTTCCGTTCTTGTATCTTTTGCTTTTCCGTTAGAATCTAAGCCACCAACATAAGAAATACCAATTGAATCGCTGTTTCCGTTCTTAACGTGTGCGCCAGCTCTTGATACTGGCCTACCAGCATTTATTTTACCTTCAATACCAATAATATAATGGTAACCTATATCTGAAAAACCTCTGTTTAAATGCCATCTTTTTATAGTGGCTGGACTTACATTGTTACCTTCTTTGGTAGCTGTACAATGTATAACTATTTTATTTACTTTTCGCATTTTTTCTATTTACTTTTTTTTTAGCACTTGTAATTAATCGCGCTTCCATCTTAACAACTTTCACTCTTAGTTGAATATTTTCTTCAATAAGTAATTCAATCTTTGTTTCAAGCTGTGTAATTTTATTAGTAAGAACTTCAATCTGTTTAGTATATAAACTTTCTTCGCGTTCATCTTTTTTAGCACCTATGTCAATCTTTTGCTTTACTATTCCCCATATTTCTTTAACTCCAAATGCTGAGATAATACCAGCTAATGCTAATAATAAATTGTGGTCATCCATTCTTACACTTTTTAAATTGTTCATTATTCAGGCATTGGCTCTGACCAGTCGCTACCACTAAGTAGTGTAAGTGCTTCTGTCTGATTCATAACATCACCAACAGGCACTACCGAACCATCTGTAATAAAACTTGGTGTAACACTATAAGAAAGTAAACCTTGAGTGTTTGCTAAATTTCTTCTCATACTTTGTGCAGAGCTTTGGTTTATTTGCGACCATAGCACGCTATCTGTTGAGCTTAAATTAATTACTATATAACTTCTATTATTCATTTTTATTTATTTTAAAATTTTAACTTGGTGTATCTGTTACCCTGTCTAAAACGTCCATATTCACACTAAGAGCATTAGCTGTGCTGTAAGGTGCATCTCCTACAACTTCATCTCCACCCATTCCAGAACTTAAACCATTGGCATAACTACCAACACCATCTACTATAGCATCTTCTCCCATATTTGCAGAAGTTCCATCATTGCTTCCTTTTTCATCTAATACAGTCCAGTTAGTATTAAAAGAACTATTACTTCCTAACTGCCACCAGCTTACTAAGTTTGAATATGCACTATGGTTGTTTAGGTTAGATGGTACACCTTCGTTATAAATTTCTGATACTTGTGTAGAGGTTAAAGCTGTATTCCAGATTGAAACATTTGAAATAGAACCATTGAAAGAATAAGTTGCTCCATCCCAAGTTCCTATATATAATTTTTTACCAGCAAAATCTAACTGGTCTGGCGTTGGTGATGTACCAGATGGTGTTATCGTTAGTAGCTGACCATCAAAATACATTTTTATATCAGTTACACTACCATTTGGTGTCATAATTACTGCTAAATGATGCCAATTTGTGTCGTATGTATAACCATTAGTAGCGTTATAGTCTAATTGAATTGATGGATACGTAGTAGCATTTATTCCAAATCTTATAAAATTAGTATATGTTAACACAGTAAACTCACCCCAACCACTTGTAGTAAAATTAATTAAACCACCTAATGTGTTTGAGCTTCTTTTAAACCATAAAGAAGCAGTTAAAGAGCCAGCGTAGTTATCTCCTATTGAATCACCTAATCCAGTTCCACAATCTATATAATCATTACTACCATCAAAATCTAAAGCATAAGGAGAGTAACCACTTGTAAAACTTAAATCACTTTGTACTAAATTGGCTTGTGTCATTCCTGAGCTTGTGCCATCGTTAGAACCAGCGTGGTCTTCAATCGTCCAATTTCCTGTTGAAGAATCATAAGTATCAGAAGCATCTAATTTCCACCAACCTTGTAAAGAACTATAACCACTCATTGAAGTAAGTGGAGAACCATTATTGTAAAGAGTTTCTACTGAGTTAGAACCTGTTGCTGGTAGTGCTGTGTTAAATATTTGAAGATTTGAAATTTGACCATCAAAATAACCATTATATGTTGCTAATCTTCTTCCTATTCTTAAAACTTGTGTGTTTGTAATATTTTGGTTTGATGCTGTTAATTGGTCTGCTAACACTTTATCTATATATAAATTAAAAATGTTACCAGTTCTTTGTATTACAATATTATGCCAATTTCCATCATTAATAGTAGTTGTGCTTAATACATCAATACCTCCATTGTTACCATAAAAATTTACTCTACCATCTGTTAAGACTTGAAAAGACCATTGCCCTGATATTCCTGGATTTTGTTTACTAACTACTGTTCTGTGTTGCGTTGTTGTTCCTGTAGTATTTACCCAAGATGAAATAGTAAAATCTCCTGTTCCAAAATCAAAATCTGTACTGTTAGGAACTTCTATATAATCATTACTTCCATCAAAAGAAAAAACATAATCTTTCAGAGAACTATTGGGAATGAGGTAACTACTGGAATTAAAAGCTGATTTATCACCGAGTGGGTAAAATGCAACGGGCTTTGGAGATAAACTCATTGGGTTACCTATACCTGTAGAGCTTGAACCATAAAGAGTTGTTATTTGGCTTGAAGAAAGAGAGTAATTA